AGATCGCTCAGTGTCTCGTGGGCTCGGAGATGTGTATAAGAGACAGGGCTATGACAGCATGCTTATGACACTTTCTGGGGCCCATGCACCCTACTTTATCCGGAACCTGGTGATCCTCACCGACAGTAGCGGGAATCAGGGCGTCGGTGAAATCCACGGCGGTGAACACACCCGGACAGAGCTTGAACGGTACATCCCTCTGGTAGTGGGCCAGCCTATCGGCAATTACCGCGCAGTGGTGCAAAGCTTATCCGCCTTTCGTCGCGGCCGCCGGGAAGCGGGTGACAACGGCGAGGGTATCCAGAGCCTGGATATCAGCAACCTCAAGTATGTGGTCCAGGCCGAGGGCGCGGTGGAGATGGCCATGCTGGATCTGCTGGGCAAGTTCATGGGGTTGCCCATGTGTGCGCTGTTGGCCAACGGCCAGCAGCGGGACCGGGTGCGGTTCCTGGGCTACCTTTTCTATGTTAGCGACTGCGCCAGGGCCCGGCCCGACCTGCCCTACCGGGATGAGGGCGACAGCGACGACCCCTGGTTCCGCCTGCGGAATACCGAGATGCTCACCCCTGAGGCCATCGTGGAACAGGCCGAGACTCTCCAGGCCAAGTATGGCTTCCGAGACTTCAAACTCAAGGGCGGCGTGCTCCCCTGCGGGGAGGAGATGGAGGCCGTCAAGGCATTGAAGCGGCGCTTCCCCGAGGGGAACATCAACATTGATCCCAACGGAGCTTGGCGCTTGGAGGAGGCCATCGTTGCCTGCCGGGACGCCAAGTGGGCCTTGAGCTACGCGGAGGACCCGGTGGGGCCGGAGTCCGGCTTCTCCAGCCGGGAGACCAACGCCGAGTTCAAGATGGCTACCGGTATCCCCGTGGCAACAAACATGTTCGCGGTAAACTTCCGGCAACTGTATCACAGTCTGGTGGAAAAGAGTGTGGACATCGTCCTGGCCGACCCCCATTTCTGGTGCATTGAGGTTGAAATCCGACTGCCTACCACCTCTCTTGAGGTGGTAGGTTTTTTCGTTGAGAGAACTAAGGTTGTAGGCTATGGTGACCTTGAAATGGTCATCTTCTTCATCCCATACAGTAACGGAGTTGACGAACAGGTTCACCAGAAGTCTGCGGAAATCGTCATCTTCAATATCCCCGCCTTTGAACTGTTCCAACCAGAAAATGACCTGTTCCTTATCCAGATAGATAACCTTCTTTTCCTCACGCTTGAGTTCTTCTTCCAGGGTCTTTTTATCCTTCTCCAACTCCACCATGCGTTTGACCAGTGTTTCCGGGGCAAGTCCATTTTCAATAGCCTTGACCAGGTTGGAAAGGGAAAGCGTTGTTTCATGCAACCTGTCTTTGATGGCGGGAATATCCGTGTTACCTTCCACGTCATGGAGGTTGGTACGGATGGCTACTTCTGCAATTTGTTCAATATTTTCATCCGTGAGCAGTGACATAGCGTCACGGATTACTACGTCCTCTATGAAGTCTTGTCGCAGGTTCCGCTTGTGGCAGTCTACATGGAGGTTTTTCTTTCCATAGCACTCATAATAGGTGTAGCCGGAAGTGGTGTTGCTACTGGCGTTCATCTTAGAACCGCAGTGACCGCAGTACAGTTTGCCAGACAGTAGGTAGAAGTGTTTGGCCTTGTGCTGGCCGGGACTGCGGTTGTTTGATTTCATACGGGCTTGCACCTGATAGAACAGCTTTTTATCAATGATGGCAGGTATAGCGTCCTCTGCCCGGTAGTCATGGTATTGGTACACTCCGATGTACCGCTCATTGTGGAACATTCTGCTGAAAGAACTCTTTCCGAACCGTGTACCTTTGGAGGTCTTATACCCACGGGCATTGAACAGACGGCATATCTCCGCAACACTATGACCCTCTGCGTACATTTCAAAAGCCTGCCGGACGATGGGAGCCGTTTCTTCATCAATGACCAGTTTCTTTCCTTCCGATTTATACCCCAGAGGAATGACACCACCAATGGAGTTGTGCTTATAAGCCGACTCCTTCATGCCACGGTTGATTTTCTGGGAGAGTTCTGCGCTGTAAAACTCTGCCATGCCCTCAAGCACAGACTCAAGGATAATACCTTCTGGGTCATTAGAGATATTCTCCGTGGCCGAAATAAGCTGTACTCCATTCTTTCGCAGACGGTATTTGTAGTTGGCGCTGTCATAGCGGGAGCGGGCAAACCTGTCCAACTTGTAGACTATGACGGCCTGAAAATTCTTCTTTTCGGAGTCCTTTATCATGCGTAGGAACTCTACACGCTTTTCAATATCCTTGCTGGCCGATGTTGCCCGGTCTGCGTATATCTCAACAATACGGAACCCGTGACGCTGGCAGAAGTCCGTGCAGACACGTATCTGTCCCTCAATGGATTGTTCTGTCTGGTTGGCACTGGAATAGCGTACATACAGCGCTACTTCTTTGATTTCTTCATACATGGTTCTTCCTCCACTCATTCAAGTCAATTATCCGGCATTTACGGTTGCCCCTTTTCCAGTGGTATCCATTTCATTCATACAGACCTGAATAATACGGAAGCGTCCCTGGGTGCTGGAATTGCGATAGGTGTTGAGCAGCAGAAGTTCTTCCTCTGTCAATACCATACCGGGGGTTCTAAGTTCACTTAGACCCATAAGGTAGTCTGTGGTTACCCCGAAGTATCGTGCCAAACAGCAGACAGCTTCCATTTTAGGGCTGGAACCCTTCTTCCAGCCGGAGATTGTGGGCGAAGTGACCCCCAAAATATCAAGAATTTCCTGGGTTTGCGGCTTCATACCCCGTTCTGTACACAATGTTTCGTATCGCTCATAGAATGACATGGCATACCCCTCCTAAAAATTTTCTAAGAAAACTTTGAAATACCCCTTGACAATCTAAGTTGACTTTGATATTATGAGTATGTCAACAAAAGTTGTTTACAGGGCGCAAGAAACCCGCCCACCTGGGCGGCAATTTTTAAGCCCGGTAGGTTTTCAATGGTATAAAAGTGTGGCAACTTCATTATAACCATTGAACTCCTTCTTGTCAACTATTGTTTACAAGATTAAGGACAGAAAGGAGGGAACGGACGTGGAGGAACTTGATACTATTCGTGAACGATTGAAGAAGCACCGCCTGTCTTTCGTATGGCTTATCCACCAACTGCGTCAAAAGGGTATCATTACCGACAAAACGGAAGTGAGTTCTGTCTTTGCCGGAACCCGAACTGGCGTTAAGGCTGACGCTATCGTAAAGACCACTAAGTATATCCTGAACGATTACGAACAGGGTAAGGTGTTCGTCCACGATGACTAAAATGCTGACTGTGCTTCTGGAAGAAACGCCCTTCTGTACCATCCTTGCCCGTAAGGTTGAAGCATACTTCCAGGACGAAGAAAACAGGAAGCGCTTTGAGGAATGGTACAAGAAGAAATACGGCAAGGACTACGAATGGAGGTAGGTGTTATGGTATGAAGTCATCAACCGTAAATAGGACGGTTGGCACTCGTTTTGAGAATGACCTATGTGACCTTCTGGCTGAATGTGGCTGGTGGGCGCACAACCTGGCACAGAACCAGACTGGGCAACCCGCAGACGTGATTGCGGCGAAGAACAACATTGCGGTTCTCATTGACTGCAAGGATTGTGAGAACAATCGCTTCCCTCTCTCTCGTATTGAGTGCAACCAGGAAGGGGCTATGACCCTCTGGGAAGCACGTGGTAACGCCTACTGCGCTTTTGCCATGAGATTGAATGACGGTGAAATCTACATGGTGCCATTTGATGAACTGACCATGCTGGAACTGCACGGGGTTAAGAGCCTGTCGGAGGATGACATACGCACGTATCCGTCCTTCTCACAGTGGATTTACCTCATGGAGGAAGCGGGATGTTGACGGAAATCGGTAGCACCATCAAAATCACAGACCCGTCACAAGAGATTATGGACTGGTGCAAAAGCAATCTGGTACTGGTCAACCCGGACTATCAAAAAAAGGTACGTATGCACCTGTGGGTGGGTGACACCCCAAAGCAACTCTTTCTTTACAGCATGAACGGCAATGACCTCATTCTTCCGTTTGGCTGTCTGCGGTCTATCCTCCCTCTCCTGGAAGGAGATTGGAAGAAACTGTACCGCAAACCAGTCAAGGTAGACTTTGGCGGGACTGTCCCGCTGTATGAGTATCAGGAAGAAGCGGTGGCCGCAATGCTTATCAACCACTACGGTATCCTGCAATCCCCCGCAGGCAGTGGTAAAACCCAGATGGGAATTGCACTGGCCGCTGCACTGGGAGTCAAGACCCTGTGGTTGACGCACACAAAAGACCTGCTGACCCAGAGTAAGGCCAGAGCAGCGCAGTACATAAACCCTGACCTGCTTGGCACTATCACCGAAGGTAAGGTGGACATAGGCCAGTCAATGACCTTTGCCACTGTCCAGACGATGTGCAAGGTTGACCTGGAACAGTATAGGGATGAATGGGACTGCATTATTGTGGATGAATGTCACCGTGTAAGCGGTACACCCACGGCGGTCACCCAGTTCAGCAAGGTACTCAACTCCCTGCGGGCAAGGCACAAATACGGTCTATCGGCAACGGTACACCGGGCAGACGGCCTTATCAAGGCCACATACGCCATGATTGGTGAAGTGGTTTGGACAGTCCCGGACGAAGCGGTCAAGTCCAGAGTGATGACCGTTCACGTTCACCCGAAGGGTACAGGCGTGGGCATGAGTGCCAGCTTCCTGAACAGTGACGGTACAGTCAACTACGCTAAGTTGATTTCTTATCTCACCGAACTGGAAGCCCGCAATAAGTTCATTGTAGATGACCTGATGGAGAGCCGTGACCATTACAATCTGGTTCTCTCCGAAAGAGTGGGTCACCTGAAAGAACTCTACTCCATGCTACCCCCAGCGCTGAAAGCCCAGGCTGCGGTCATTGATGGAACGATGACCAGCAAGGCGAAGAAAGCAGAGCGGGAGCAAGCCATTGAGGATATGCGCACTGGCCGGAAACGGTATCTGTTCGCAACCTACGCACTGGCGAAGGAAGGACTGGATATTCCCAGACTTGACCGCCTTTTCCTGACCACCCCTCAAAAGGACTACGCAGTCATTGTACAGAGTGTAGGCCGGGTGGCAAGAACCTTTAAGGACAAGCAGCAACCTATTGTTTATGACTACGTAGACAATATCCGTTCTCTACTCAAGTCATACAAGCAGCGCTGCACCAGCTACCGTAAGTGTGGCTGCAAAATCATTGAATAAGAATATGGAGGACTAAGTAATGAAGTTGTTTAGAACTATCGAAGCAGTGGCCGATGGTCACTACTGCGTGGGTGACGTTATCACCTTCACCCTCAATGACGGCGAAGAAGTGGAAGCCCTGGCCGTAAAGCAGGAGCAGGACGGCATGATTTTCGTTCTGGTGGACTGCCTGCGTAAGGAGTATTCCATGAACCGTACCAGTTCCAACCGTGGAGGGTACAAGTCCTGCGCACTGCGTAAGGCGCTCAACACTGAAATTCTTGACCGCTTCCCGGCTGAAATCCGTGAGAAGATGGTAGCTTTTGAGAGCGGTGACCTGCTACGTCTGCCCACGGAGTGTGAGATTTTCGGCTACAACCCCTACGGTGAGAAGGAGACGGATGACGTGGAACAGTGGGAGCCTATGAAAGACCGCCGCAACCGCATTGCGTTCCAGGGAAGCAAGACCGGGACGTGGAAATGGTACTGGTTGCAGAACAAGGTGGAAGGTTCCGCTGCCCGTTTTGCCAATGTCAACAACTACGGCTATGCGAACTACCACGCCGCTTCCTACGCTAACGGTGGGCGTCCCGCTTTCAAAATCTAAAATCACACCCCTTCATGGGGTGTGAGGATGAAGGAGGACGCACTAATGACTCAACACATTCTGTCATTGAGTTACGGAAAAGACAGTCTGGCTTGCCTTGGTGCAATTAAGATACTTGGCTGGCCGCTTGACCGTATCGTTCATGCGGAAGTGTGGGCTACCGATACCATACCTGCTGACTTGCCGCCTATGGTTGAGTTCAAGCGCAAGGCCGATGAAATTATCAAACGCCGTTTTGGAATTGAGGTAGAGCATATCTACGCTATGGACAAAAATGGCAACAAGCAAACCTATGAGAAAATTTTCTACCGTACTCCGACAAGAAAACCGGGAGGGACGTTCAAGGAAGGTTCCAATGCTGGGTTCCCGTACACAAAGGGAGCCTGGTGCAATGACCGACTCAAAACCAACCCGCTTGACAGCGTAAAGCATACTCCCTCCCCCCCCCCAATGCCGGATATACGGCTTCCCAATGCGGAAAGGAAACTGGTGTAACTCCGACCTTAAAATGGCGGCGCTGCGAAAAGTTTTCCAATAGCCCCGTGTCACAGGGGGCTGACATAAATACTGTGGTGCAATATGTGGGTATTGCGGCTGATGAACCTGTCCGTTTAGAACGCTTAGACGGTATAACGAAAATCTCACCGTTGGCGGCAATCGGATGGACAGAAGCAGACGCAAGGCAGTGGTGTGAGGATAATGACCTTTTGTCCCCTATATACACCACCGCAACCCGTGGCGGCTGTTGGTTCTGTCATAACCAGGGTATCGACCAGTTAAGACAACTCCGAAAGAACTACCCTGACCTCTGGGCGCTTCTTATGAAGTGGGACTTGGACTCCCCGGTGTCATTTCATTCCGATGGACGAACAGTCCACGATTTTGATAGGCGCTTCCAGTTTGAGGATAAGGGGTTGGTTCCAACGGACAGACGGTTCCGCTGGAAAATGATTGAAGAAGGAGGTACTTAATGCTGAACGTGTTATCGCTGTTCAGCGGCATAGGAGCCTTTGAAAGGGCGCTGGAAAACGTGGGGATTGCCTACAATCTGGTTGGCTATTGTGAGATTGACAAGTATGCAAGTAAAGCATACGCCCTTCTCCACGAAGTCCCAGAAAGCATGAACTACGGTGACATTACAAAGATTGATGAAACCCAGTTGCCCCGCAACCTTGACCTCATAACCTACGGGTTCCCGTGTCAAGACATTTCTATTGCCGGAGAAAAGAAAGGACTGGTGGATAGTGAAGGTAAGAAAACCCGAAGCGGCCTGTTCTTTGACGCACTCCGCATTATAGAAGCTACCCGTCCCAAAATTGCGATTGCGGAAAACGTGAAGCATTTGACCAGCAAGAGCATGAAGCCTGTCTTTGGCCTTGTGTTGAAAAGCCTTGAAGAAGCTGGCTACAACAATTACTGGCAGGTTATGAACTGCGCTGACTACGAACTTCCGCAGAGCCGTGAGCGGGTCTTGATTGTATCAATTCGCAAGGACGTGGACGATGGGAAGTTTAGCTTCCCCGCTACCGTGCCGCTGACAACCTGCATGGGTGACTATCTGGATGATGAAGTACCTGAACAATTCTATCTATCCGAAGATAAAACCCAGAGCGTCATTACCCACAACGCTGCGCACCCCGGCCATATCGGTGACAGGGGGGGGGATATGCCCCACGCTCCTGTCCAGGGACTACAAAGACCCGAAGGTGGTGAAGTGCAAGGTGGTAATTAAGCAAATTGCCGACTTGCAGCACTACGGAAACGACCAGATGAACCGGGTTTACTCACCAGACGGCCTATGCCCAACCTTGAAAACCGTATCAGGGGGGGGACGTGAGGTGAAAGTTTACGATGGTGAGCGTTACCGCAAACTGACTCCTACGGAGTATTTCAGGTTGATGGGCTTCACTGACGCTGACGTGGAACTGCTGATGAACAACGGCATTTCCAAAACCCAGATTTACAAGATGGCTGGCAACTCCATCCCTGTGAAAATGCTGGAACACCTATTCAGGGCGGTGTATCCGAAGCGCAAAGTTGCCGACCTGATACTGAACTCCCTGAAAATCCTTGAGGAAGGGAGGTAACCTATTGGTTCCGAACACTTACATTTTCGACTGTGAGGTATTCGCCCACGATTGGCTGTTTGTGTTCAAAGAGGTAGCAACCGGGAGATATACGGTAATTCATAACGACAATGACGCAGTGCTGGCGTTCATGGAGCAGGAACCTTACCTGGGTGGCTTCAACAACAAGCACTACGATAACCACATACTCAAGGCCGTTATGATTGGCGCAGACCCAGAAACCGTAAAGCAGGTCAATGACCTCATCATTGTAGAGGAAATTGACGGCTGGGACATTCCGTACTTACGTGACTACAAGGTGTTCTTCCATAGCTTTGACCTGATGGATGACTGTCAAGATGGCATATCCCTGAAAGGCATTGAAGCGCACCTGGGTATTCCCATTGAGGAAACCGAAGTGGACTTCAACATCACCCGTAAGCTGACCGCAACGGAGTTGGAGCAGACCATCAAATACTGTAAGTATGACGTGGACGCTACGGAACTTCTCTACAAGCTACGACAAAACTACCTCAAGAACAAGGCCACGCTGGGCAGAGTCCGGGGGTTGGATGAACGCAAGGCCATTTACATGACCAACGCAAAGCTGACTTCCGTGTATCTGCAAGCGGTCAAGCCCGAAAAGCCGTGGACGGACGAACGGGCTTATGAGTACCCTGACAAGCTACTGCGTGAGTATATCCCGCAAGAGGTTTTTGACTTCTTTGACAGACTCCGTGACCCGAATATCCCCGATATTGATATTTTCGGTGGGTATGACGATGACGGAAAGAAGGTCAAGGGTTCAAGCCTTGAAATCAGGATTGGTGATTGTATCGTCACGCTGGCCTTGGGTGGTATTCACGGAGCAATCCCTACCTACGTGGAGGAAGCTACGGAAAACCGCTCTATCAGGAATAAGGACGTTGCATCGTATTACCCTCACCTGATGACACTTCCCCTCTCCGAAGGGAAACAGTACGGGTATTGCAGCAGGAACATTCCTTCCCCGCAGTTGTTTGTGGACACACTGGAAAGCCGTGTAAGGGCTAAGAAAGCTGGCGATAAGGACACGGCAAACGCCCTCAAGCTGGTTCTGAACACCACCTACGGCACAATGCTCAACGGAAGGAACGGGGTTGCCTACAATGACCTCTATGACCCGCTGATGGGCAGAAGCGTTTGCATTACCGGGCAGCTTCTTCTACTGGAACTCTCTATCCACCTGACCCGTGAGTGTCCTACCCTCAAAATCATCCAGCTTAACACGGACGGTATCATGGTGAGTTTCGACAACTCCGATGAAGCGAAGTGGCAGGAAATCACCCAGGAATGGCAGGACAGAACCGGGTTTGAACTGGAAGAAGATTTCATCAAGAAGATTGTCCAGAAGGACGTGAACAACTACGTTGAAGTCCCTATGGACGGCGGTAAGCCGAAGGTAAAGGGCGGGCAGCTTGTCCGTGGCATCCTGACCAACGGCAATATCGACTTCACCACAATGGGACTCCCGCCCTGGGACAACATGACTGGCGGCGCTTTCAACATCAACAACAATGCGGTTGTGGTGGCAAGAGCAATCAGGGACTACTTTGTGGACGGAACACCCCCGGAACAGACCATTGAGGATTGCACCAATATCCTTGACTTTCAGGTGATAGCGAAAGTGGGAGGTAAATATTCAGGTGTGTATCAGATGGTTGGTGACCAGGCAATTCCTGTTCAGAAGGTGAACCGGGTTTACGCCACGGCTGATAGAAGCTATGGAACCCTGTACAAGACTCATGCCGTCACAGGCAATCCCGCAAAGGTAGCCGGGCTTCCTACGCACTGCGTAGTGGACAACAACAATCAGCTTCCCATTGAGGTTGTTGACCGCAAGTGGTACGTGAAACTGGCAAAGAAGTACATCAATGACTTTCTTGGGGTAAAACCGCCCCGGAAAAATACCAGACGGATTAACTCTCTCAAGAAGAAATCCCTGGCACTATTCGATTAAGGAGGATATGTATTATGAAGTTCAATGAAGTGGAAAAGTCCCTGAAAGAGGGCAAGAAGGTCAAGCTGGCAAGCTGGAAGAACGCCTATTGGCACTACGACAAGGAAAAGGACACTATTATGAACCATTTTGAGGAAGATGGTTCCCCGGAAGTTCCTATTGCTGCACTGTTCCCGCATTTCCTGATTTGGATGACCCGTGACACCTGGGAGGTTGTTGGTGAAGAAAGCGCTGCGGTTCCCTCTGACACCTATTCCTTTGGTGACGCTATCAACTTCCTCAAGGCTGGCAAGAAGGTTGCCCGCAAGGGATGGAATGGCAAAGGTATGTTCCTGGTGCTTTGCCCCGGAAGTGAAGTCCCTGCTGACCACATGAGGGTCAAGCCCGTCAAGAAGTTCTACCAGCAGGAGGGGCGTGTTTCCGTGATTATCGCACCCCACATTGACCTGAAAGCTGCCGATGGCACATATGTCACTGGTTGGCTGGCATCCCAGACTGATATGCTGGCTGATGACTGGTTCACCGTAGAGTAAGGAGGAAAAGAAGATGGCTAATATCTATGAGAGCATGAATGTTCGTCAGAAGCTGGCGAAAGCCCGCTTATACTTCCTGAACCAGAAGGTCAAGAAGTCTGGCAAGAATATGCACCTTGAGTTCAAGTATTTTGAGTTGGAGGACATTGTTCCCCCGGCAATCCGTATCTTTGCCCGTGTCGGCCTGACCACCAACATTGAGTTTACCGATGACAAGGCGGTTATGAGCGTGTTCAACACCGACAACATGGAGGAACCGCCTATCACCTTCACCGTTCCCTACCGTGAGGTCAAGCCCATTATCAGCAATCAGGGCAAGGAGGTTACCAACCCCATGCAGGCTCTTGGTTCCTCCATCACCTATCTGCGCCGCTACCTGTGGATGACGGTTCTGGACATTACGGAGCCTGATGACATTGACGCTACTCTGGGCGCTGACGATGGCACGGAGGAAGAAGCCAATGAGTTTGCGGAAGAAGCCGCTGCTGCCGCTCCTGCGAAGAAGGAGAAGAAAAAGAAAGCCCCTGCTACCACTGCGGAGCGTGAGGAAGCAAAGAAGGAACTGACCGGGGCTGACGGTGCTGCCAGTGAGGAACAGGTTTCTAACCTCAAGACTCTCTGCAAGGAACTGATGGACAAGGATGAAACCCAGGAGGACTTTGTTCAGCAGATTGCCATGAAAACCGATGGTTTCACCAATATCACCGCTTCTGCCTGCACTGCCCTGTGCGACAACCTGACTGAGATTATCGCCCAGTACGCAGAGAAGGAGGATTAAATGACAAAAGCACAGTTGGTTAAGTGGCTTGAAGCAAAGCAGGCTGATGCTATTGCAGAAATTCAAAGGCAGTACACTGCGGCGCATGATGAATACATCATGCGTAGGAACCAAACTATCAAGCTGGACGAAACCCTTGATAAAGTTTACTCTTTGCTTTCAAAAGCTGATGACCTTATGGAGTCTTGGAAATCGGACATTTCTGACAACCCTGGCATTACGGTTACTTCTGGATATTATGGAAGTCTTTCACGGAAAATCCATGCTATGTGCAATATGGAGGAAATGCGCTTAAGTATCGTAAAGGATTTCACTGATAATTCTGAAACCCTTTCCAACTTAAAGAGCAAACGGGAAGATACTATGCGTGAAGTAAACAAGAACTACATTAACGTGATTGCGAATGTCAAAAACATAAAGAACGCAAAAGCGGCTGTCGAATATCTCAAGGAATTGGGATTTGACCTTTCTGTCTTACTCAACGCAGACTCTAACCCTGTTAGCACAGCGCTTTCTGTGGAAGTAGATACTAAATATCTGTTCATAGGAGGTAAAAAGACGTGATTACTAATAAGGTTCAGGTTCACGCTGAAATCTGCGATAACATCAAGGATTTGTACAAGCGTAAGAACGCAGATTACGGTGACAGCTTTGCAAAGGCCAGACGGGAAGTACCCAACTACACCCTTGGCAAGCTGTATGACAAGTTTCAGCGGTATATGACGCTTACCCGTAAGGGTGAGCATACCGCCCAGGTTGATGAAACTCTGGACGATACCCTGATGGATTTGGCGAACTACGCCATTATGGAACTGACTGAGAGAAAGTGTGAGAAGGAGGTACAGACGGTATGAGAAAGCTGCTGCGCAGTGTCGCAAGACACAACATGAAACGTGCTGGCATCCAGCACATGAACCGCAAGGGCGGGGATGGCAAGTCATACTTTGCCCGCAACTGGCGCAACTACGTGTAAGGAGGTACAGGCCATGAAGTGGAATGATGATGGTACGATTACCATTACGCCGCCTGCCCGCCCTAAGAAGTGTACTGGTACACGGTTTGCGGCAATTATGGGCTTGAACGCATGGACTACCCCGTTCAATGCCTGGTGCGCTATCACCCGCACCTATGAGGAACCCTTTGAGGACACCATTTACACCCTGGCTGGTAAGGCCATTGAGCCGAAGCAGGCAGAGTACATGAGGGAGAAATACTTCTGGAAGAAGCTGGTCACTCCTACCGATGTGTACGGTGAGGACTACTTCAAGAAAACCTGGGGTGATTTCTTCAAGGACGAACCGATTTTCGGCGGTATGTGGGACTATCTGTTCGTGGACAAGAACGGCAAGCCTACTACCGTGATGGAAATGAAAACCACCAAACGTGCGGAGGACTGGCTTGAGGATGTGCCTGAGTATTACGCTTTGCAGGCTGCGCTTTACGCCTACCTGCTGGGTGTGGATGACGTGATTATGGTATGCACCATCCTTGGTGATAAGGACTATGACCACCCGGAGGACTTCACTGTTACCCAGGACAACACCTTTGAACGCTCCTTCAAGGTATCGGAGAGATACCCCAATATGGCTAAGACCATCAAGAAGGTTGAAGCCTGGTGGAAGAAGCACGTTGAGGGCGGCGTTTCTCCGAAGTATGACGAGAAGAAGGACGCTGACATTCTCAAGGTTCTCCGTGCCAACTCTCTGTCCCCGGACAGTGACCTTGACGCTCTGGTTGCAGAAGCAGAGCAGTTGCAGGATAAGTTGAACAAGGTCGCAGAGGAAACCGCTGCCGATGAAAAGCGGCTGAAAACCCTGAAAGACCTTATCAAGGAAGCCTGCATGGGCAAGTTCCGGGATGGTGACAAGCAGGTTATCATTCAGGGTTCCCGCTTTGAGTGGGTTACATCCCGCACTACGTCCCTCAAGGTGGACGAAGCTGCTATGAAGAAAGACGGTGTGCTGGATAAGTACAAGACGAAGGAAACCGTCACGTACAAACTGACACCGAAGGAAAGGAAGGAGTAAAGCACCTATGTATATCAACCCGTTCTTCTACGGAGTGTTCGTCACTCTGTTTGTGGAAATGGCTGTAACGAACCTGGTTATGATTGCCCGGTACGTTGCACATAAAAATCGCAAGACTATCAAAGGAGGAAAATACAATGGCTAAGATTGGTTTGACGGAGGGCTTCTCCCTTATCCCGAAGGGAACCCATGTTTTCCAGATTGTAGGCGTGAACTACAAGGAGGACTTTGGCAAGATGGAAGTCACTATGAAGCTGGCTTCCGGGCAGAAGCACGTGGAACGCTTCTTCCTGCTGAACAAGGATGGTGAGCCGAACGAAGGCGGCCTGAACGCTTTCAGCTACTTTGCGAAGGTGGCGCTCAACGACTTCTCCCTGACGGAGATTGACCATGAAGATTTGGTCGGCTGCTTCATCCGCTGCGAAGTTGACCATGAGGAAGTGGAGAGCAACCGCACTCCCGGCAAGATGCTCAAGTTTGTGCGTCTGGGTGACAAGGAACCTGCTGACGGTTTCGATGAAGCCCCTGCTGCCCCCGCTCCCGCTGCAAAGAAGGAACCTGCGGCAAAGCCCGCAACCCAGGCTGGCAAGGCTGGCGGCAAGAAGCCCTTTGACCTGAACAGTATCTTGGGATAAACCCCATGAAGTAAGCAAAGGAGAGGGCGAAGCATAGCTTCAAACTCTCCAATGCTTATATTCGTTTGAAATGAGGTATAAGCATGAAAGTAATGAGAAAGAAGGACAGGATTGCACTGTTTGAACAGTTATGGTCAGAGGTTTTCAATCCTGCCTACTGTGAACATATCCGTGAACTTCTGGATGAACGTGGGTTCTTTGATGCACCTGCTTCCACGAAGTATCACGGCAATTATAAGGGCGGTCTGTTTGACCACAGCTTGGAAGTAACCAATGCTCTGCTGGAACTGACCAAACGGCTCAACCTTCACTGGGAACGGAAGGAGAGTCCCTACATTGTGGGTATGCTCCATGACCTGTGTAAGTGTGACCAGTACAGGGAACTGCCTGACGGAGGTTTTGATTATCGGAGCAACCTTCCCCTCACCGGGCATGGTGACAAGTCCGTGATTATTGCCCAGCAGATTATGGACTTGACCGAAGAAGAAATCCTCTGTATCAGGTGGCACATGGGAGCCTATGACGATAAGAGCGTATGGAACAACCTGGGCGCTGCTATTGAACAGTACCCCAACGTCCTGTACACCCACACTGCTGACATGGTGGCATCCAGAGTCAGAGGTATCTAAGGAGGTAGCACTATGAAACTGCTGGTTGCAATTTTGCTGCTTCTCATATTTTTCACGGTGGTTCTGCTTCTGGGATTTATCGCAGGAGTTGTAGCCGCCACACAGATGAAGGAGGTACAAAAACATGAACGGTAAAGAGTATCAGGATTTGGCTATCCGCACTTGCAGTATTCCCTATGACCAGAAGGAAGATATGCTGCGTCATGCAGTGTTCGGCCTTACATCCGAAGCGGGAGAGGTCGCAGGCATCATGCAGAAGGTTTACCAGGGTCATCCTTTCGACAAGGAACATTTGAAGAAGGAACTGGGTGACTGCCTGTGGATGATTGCCGAAGCCTGCTTTGCGCTGGATTTCAGCATGGATGAAGTCATGCAGCTTAATATCGACAAGCTGAAAGCCCGATACCCGGAGGGTTTTACGGCTGAACGGTCTTTGCACCGTAAAGCTGGTGACGTGTGATGAACTATCACAATATCACCCATGACGATATGAACAACGGTGATGGGCTGCGGGTAGTTCTCTGGGTAGCAGGGTGTAACCACCACTGTAAGGACTGCCAGAACCCCGTCACCTGGAACCCTGCTGACGGCATCCCCTTTGTTTTGAAGGATAAAGAAGAACTGTACAGGGAGTTGAAGAAGGACTACATTGCCGGGATTACATTCTCTGGTGGTGACCCGCTTCACCCTTCCAACCGTTCTGCGGTTGATGACCTGATGCAGGCCGTCAAGCGTGATTTCCCCGCAAAAACCATCTGGGTCTACACGGGGTACACCTGGGAAGAAGTCATGCAAGACCCGGTTATGGCTGGCATGATGAAATCCGTGGATGTTCTGGTGGACGGAAAGTTCATTGCAGAACTGAAAGATGTAAACTACCCCTGGGCTGGAAGCACCAACCAGAGGGTCATTGACGTAAAACGCACACTCAAGGAAGGGAGGGTCATTCTCCATGAAAGTCATTAAGAAGGACGGAACACTGGAAGCATTTGACGGACAGAAAATCGTGAACGCTGTCACGAAGTCCGCTTCCCGTGTGATGGTGAATATCACTGACAGTGAGTTCCATGATATTGTGGCGGCTGTCATTCGCATTATTCAGGAAAAAGGGCTTGAGGAAATCCCTGTTTCCGAAATGCACAACATCATGGAGCAGGTTCTTGAGGATTTCAACCCGGCTGTGGCGAAGTCCTACAAGGATTACCGCAACTACAAGAAGGACTTTGTTCACCTGATGGATGAAGTCTACATCAAGAGTCAGTCCATCCGATTTATCGGGGACAAGGAGAACGCAAACACGGACTCCGCACTGGTGGCTACCAAACGCTGCCTGATTTTCAACGAACTCAACAAGCGCCTGTACCGCAGGTTCTTTATGACGAAGGATGAATTGCAGGCTTGCAAGGAAGGGTACATCTACATCCATGACCAGTCTGCCCGACTGGACACCATCAACTGCTGCCTGTGTGATGTGGGCGCTGTGATGGCTGGCGGCTTTGAAATGGGCAACGTCTGGTACAATGAGCCGAAGTCCCTTGACACGGCCTTTGACGTTCTGGGTGACATTATCCTGGCAACCGCTTCTCAGCAGTACGGCGGTTTCACCGTCCCGGAGGTTGACAAAATCCTGTCCCCTTATGCGGTAAAGTCCTACGACAAGTACCGTGAGGAATACATGGACACAGCTTTCCACCTGATGGCTGACCATGACACCGCAGAGCAGTTGAGCCGGGAATATGCCATGAACAAGGTTCAGAGAGATTTTGAGCAGGGCTTCCAGGGCATCGAAATGAAGCTGAACACCGTGGGCAGTTCCCGTGGTGACTACCCGTTTATCACTATGACTTTTGGCCTTACCACTGACACCTTTGGCAAGATGGCGGCAAAGACCTTCCTGCGGGTTCACCAGAACGGACAGGGTAAGCCGGGTAACAAGAAGCCTGTGCTGTTCCCGAAGCTGGTTTTCCTCTATGACGAAAACCTTCATGGTGAGGGCTGCGTGAATGAGGATGTATTTGAAGCAGGCATCCAGTGTAGCGCAAAGACAATGTACCCTGACTGGCTTTCCCTGACTGGTGACGGCTATGTGGCTTCCATGTACAAGAAGTACGGCAGGGTGGTTTCCCCTATGGGTTGCCGTGCTTTCCTCTCCCCGTGGTTTGAACGTGGCGGTATGAACCCGGCTGACGATGATGACAAGCCTGTATTCGTTGGGCGCTTCAACATTGGAGCCGTGAGCCTGCATCTGCCTATGATACTGGCAAAGGCCAGACAAGAGAACAGGGATTTCTATGAACTTCTTGACTACTACCTGGAAATGATTAGGGGCATCCATAAGCGTACCTATGACTATCTGGGTGAAATGCGGGCAAGTGTCAATCCCATTCAGTTCTGCGAAGGTGGTCTGTATGGTGGACACCTAAAACCGAATGAGAAAATCAAGCCCCTGCTGAAACCCATGACCGCTTCCTTTGGCATTACTGCCCTGAATGAGTTGCAGGAACTCTACAACGGGAAATCCATTGCGGAGGACGGGCAGTTTGCCCTTGAGGTCATGGAGTACATCAACAAGAAGGTCAATGAGTTCAAGAAGGAGGACGGATGGCTGTACGCTATCTACGGTACGCCTGCGGAAAGCCTTTGCGGATTGCAGGTTGAGCAGTTCCGCAAGAAGTACGGCATCATTGAGAATGTCAGTGACCGTCCCTATGTGAGCAATTCCTTCCACTGCCACGTTACGGAGGACTTGACCCCCATTCAGAAGCAAGACCTGGAAGGACGGTTCTGGGATTTGTGCAATGGCGGCAAAATCCAGTACGTGCGCTATCCTATCAGCTACAACATTGATGCTGTGAGAACCCTGGTTCGTAGAGCCATGAAGAAGGGCTTCTATGAAGGTGTGAACCTCTCCCTTGCCTGCTGTGATGACTGCGGACACCAGGAACTTGAAATGGATGTTTGCCCGGTCTGCGGCAGCAAAAATCTCACGAAGATTGACCGCATGAACGGCTACCTGTCCTATTCCCGTGTCCACGGCGATACCAGACTGAACGCTGCGAAGATGGCTGAGATTGCAGAAAGGGTGAGTATGTAATGTTGGAGTACACCGTATCGAAGGAGAAAGGCAGCAACCAGTATTACGTCTGCCGTGTCGGTGAGGAAAAGACCCCGCTTTCTAAGCGGTACACCGATAAGAAGAAAGCGCTCAAGGCCGCTGCTGGTTTTGAGGGTATGGCGTACAAGGAGTACATGAAGATTTACAGAAAGGAGAAAGCAGTCTGATGAAAACGGTATTCAACTGGTTTGGTGATGACTGGAAAAGGGTCAAGAACCACTGTCGCACCACCGACAACAAGGATTTTTCGGACAATGAAGCGTCCGAAACCTTCAAGAAGAAGCTGCTGATTTCAGAGCATAGCCCTATCCGTCTGCTGGAATTTGACTGGTCGTGGAAGTGTATCTTCTACTGGCTGTCCACCGAATGGAGCCGCCACAAGTTTGAGAAGTTCATTTCCTCCCAGAGAGATGACCGTCTGATTGATGATATTCCCAGAGGGGACAAGCCCCAGAAAGCGCTTGTGAACTTTGACGGCTATGCAAATATGCAGAACTGCATTGACGCATGGAGAAAGCGCCTGTGCCGTATGGCAACCCCGGAAGCACGGGAACTGGCAGAGGATTTCAAGATGACTCTGCATGAAACCCACCCGCTTGAGTCTGACGTTCTGGTTCCCAACTGTATTTACAGAATGGGTTGCCCTGAGTTCAAGACCTGCGGGTATATGCAGAACTTCATTCGTTGGGCAGACGAAAACTCCCCCTGCGTGGACTGGATGACTGACATTCAGACCCGCTATGACCTGTACAACGACTACTTCTACCGTAGTATGAGCAAGCGTGAGGTATAACGATGATACAGCTTATTGTCTATATAATTTGCTGGGTCATTGTTATAAAGGCAAACTTGGAGTGGGATGGGACGATGGATTGTGACAAAGATTGTAAACATTGTCCGTTCCCTCCCTGCAATAAAGAGTAACTAAAGGAGGTTCGGGGGTATGGATTATTCCAGAATACCAACAGAATTGAAAAATTTGAAACAGTGGGTGTGCGCCTGGGATAGTTCCAAAGTCCCCATGAAAGCCTTTGAGCGTAAGGCCGCATCCTCTACCGCACCTGACACCTGGGGAACCTTTGAGCAGGCGCAGGCTGCGGTGGAGGACGGTACTTACAATCACCTTGGTTTTGTCTTTGCAGACAATGGGCTGGTTGGCATTGATATTGACGCAGGCTTTGAAGATGGGCTGATGACCCCGCTGTGTGCCGATATTATGAAAGTCTGCCACTCCTATACGGAGAAGTCCAGAAGCGGACGTGGTGTTCACATTCTGCTGCGGGGTGACCTCCCCTTCACAGGGAGGAACAACCTCAACGGAGTAGAGATTTACAAGGCCAGACGGTTCTTCATTATGACGGGCAAGGTGGTTATCTTCCCTGAAATCATTGAGAACCAGGAAGCCATTGACTATGTGGTGCAGAAGTATTTCCCAGAGGGAGAACGGACAGGCGGCGGTAAATCCCCGCTGGTTCAGAAAATCTATGCACCCACATTCAGAAAGCCAGAGGGCGGCAAGGTCTTTATCAGACCTGACTACCCTGAGATTGTTTCCGGGGGCAGAAACCTTTCCCTCACTTCATTGGCAGGAGCAATGCACAACACAGGGTACAGCAAGCAGGAAATCTACAAGGAACTCTGCTATGTGAACCAGCGCTGTTGCAAGCCCCCGCTGCCTGACCAGGAGTTGCAGACCATTTGTAACAGTGTGACGAGATACAGGAGGTAAGCGTATGGCACGAAACCGATACCCTGGATATTGCTACTGCTGCGGAGCCTACGTCCCTACGGGCTACGGCCACTTTGAACGCCGATGGGGAAAACCCGGCAACCGTTGGCAGGTTAAGTGCGTCAAGTGTGCAAGTGGGCGCACCGTAAAGGATACAGACCGTGAGGTCTTGAAAGCCAGAAAGTTAAGAGATAAGGGAGGTAACTGAAATGGATACTATGAAGGTACTGTTCCCGGCACTCATGGTACTGGGTGCGCTGGGAAGTTTGATTGTCAACATCATGGACAAGGGTGACCACGCTACCAGCCTGCAATGGCTGGGTGCGTGTCTGCTGTACACCGCCCTCATGTTCAGGAACAGGGGGTAAGGGAGTATGGCACGTACACTTTACCTTGAGAATGGTTCCACGGAGTATATCTTTGCCGGGGAAACCGAAGCTGACAAATTGCAGAAGATTATCCGGGAGAACCTTGGCCGGGACTGCGAAGAACTCTTTGAGGAAATCATTGCGGAGTATAAGACCGCTGACCCTGATGAATATGAGAAGATTGCAGACGGTTACCACGGTATGCTGATGGATACCATGAACGGCTTGGAAGAAGCCCTGGCGAAACCCCGCCTGGACAGAAAGCGGGTTGAAGCTATCGCAAGCAACCTGCGCAAAAATCTGTAAGAAAGGAGGAAAACGTATGGTTGATGAATTGTTCCAACTCTCCAACGGGCGCTATATCACGTCCGAAGAAATCAGTGAAAAGATGTTCTACATTAAGAGCGTCCGGCCTGAACTGTCCTATCAAGAGGACAGCACTGGGTATAGCTGGGATGAAGCGGGCATGGCCGACTTGTTCAGTGAGTGCTATAAGAAGGACACCCGATATTGCCCGGAAGCAAAGTCCTGGTTCACCTATGAAGGTGGCCGCTGGCAGAAGGACGTGAGTTCTCTGTTGGTGAGTACAAAGATTAAAGAGTTCGTCCGGCTGATGGCGCTGTACTGTGGTGAGATTTCCGATGATGAAAAGCGGAAGCAGTATATGGCTTTCGTTGCGAAGATGGGTGACCGCCGCTTCCGTGACCGCTTGATGAAGGACGCTGCTGATAACCTGCGCATTGAAGCAAGCAAGTTCGACACCTACCCGTACCTGGTCAACTGCCAGAACGGAACCTATGACCTTGAGTCCATGACCTTCCGGGAACATAAGTGGGATGACTTCTTGACCATGCAGACGAACTTTGAATACAGTTTGCAGGAAGTACGCTGTGAACGCTGGGAAAAGTTCATTGCAGAAGTCACCCAGGATGACAAGGAAAAAGCTGACTACTTGCAGCGGGCGCTTGGTTATTCCATCTTGGGAACCAGTAAAGAGGAATGTATGTTTATCCTCCACGGCAAGACCACCAGAAACGGCAAGTCTACCATGCTGGACGCTATTCAGCATTTGCTTGGTGACTACTCTACGGTTGCCCCGGTAGAACTTATCTGTAAGGCAGAAAGGCAGAAGAACGCAGAAGCACCTTCTTCCGTGCTGGCGAAGTTGAAAGGCCGTAGGTTCGTTACCATGAGTGAGTCCGACACGGCGGGCAAGCTGGACGAAGCTACCATTAAGCAGTACACAGGTGGTGAGGACATTACCGCCCGTGAACTGTATCAAGCGGCTATTACCTTCAAGCCGCAGTTTACAATGTGGCTGTCCTGTAATGACCTGCCGTCCGTAAAGGACAAGAGCCTGTTTGCTTCCGACCGTGTACGTGTCATTGAGTTCAACCGACACTTCACGGACGATGAACAGGACAAAGGCTTGAAGGATTTCTTTGAAAGCCCAGAAGCCATGAAGGGTATCTTCACCTGGCTGGTGGCAGGCTACTTCAAGTACAAGCGCTTTGGCTTGAAAATGCCCGTTCATATGCAGAAGGTGGTCAAGGCTTATGAGAAGGACAATGACCTGGTGTTGCAGTTCCTTGAAGAAAAGTGTGAGCATATCGCAGAAGGATACACGACTGCGAAAGCTATATATGACGCATACAAAATCTGGTGCAAGAGCAATGGTTACTATGTATGCAGTATGAAGAAGTTTAATGCAGAAGTGACGGCGCACCCCGGCTGGTATCACGATAAAGGGCTGATTAAAGGCATGACCGTGTACTATGGCCTGGGCTTGAAAGCCGTCTAAAGGTAGAGTTAGGTAGAGTATTTTCATGTTTTCCCTATAATTTCTCTTAGTATGCGTGTACTAAGAAGAAGTTATAGTAAAATTCGATTTTACTCTACCTTCCTCACAGAAAGGAGGAAACGACAATGGAAAGTTATGTTGAACGGTATCACAGGGAGCAGAAAGAAGCTGCCCAGAAGAAAGCCCAGAAGGAGCAGAAGCCCCAGAAGGGCAGAAAGGCGGTGAAGGAGAATGGCACGAACACCCGGAGCGAAAGACCTGAAACCCAGACAGGCCAGAACGGATAACCCGCTGCCTGTGGAGCAGAACCCTGACCTGCCAGAAGGGTATAATGCCAGAAAGATTAGGTTCATGCAGATTATCCTTCCGACTGAACCTCTTGACCATAATGACGTGGAAGAAATGGAGCGGCGTTTTGCCCGTTATCTGGAACTCTGCGCCCAGTGGGATATGAAGATAGGCAATCAGGCGGCGTATGCTGCGATAGGTATAGATAAGGGTACTGCATGGGAATGGGCTAATAGGAATTTGGGGAACCCTGCCCGCACCGACTTTGTAAAAAAAGTGCAACAAATTTGCGCCATGTACAGAGAAGGACTCATGGAGGACGGCAAGGTCAACCCCGTTACTGGCATATTCTGGCAGAAGAACTATGACGGCCTGAAAGACCAGCAGGAAGTGGTTCTCACTCCTAACACTAACCCCCTGGGAGAGCAGAAGGACGCAGAAGCACTTAAACAGAAGTATCTTGAAAATACCTATGGAGTCACAGAAGGGCTTCCCGCTGCTGATGTGCTTGAACTCCCAGAAGGAGCAGAAAGCGCAGAAGGGGTTATTGTCGAAACTGTGGAAACTCCCAGAAAGGCACAGAAAGCCCCCAGGGGCTAAACCTCTTGCACCATCCCCACACCACCAACCCCGGCACGGCTACGGCTGCGCCGGGGCTTTTCTCATGCCCTGCGGCGTTCCGGCTGGCCTGCCCGCTGTGGCCGTCTGTGCGCCCCTCTGGGCGTTTCTGGCCTGCGGTGGTAGTCTTGCCCGCCTGGGCATAAAATAACCGCCCTGGGCGGCGCTGGCCGCTGGGCGGTAAAGGAAAACCCCGCCACGGTGGACGGGGCTTGCGTTATTTGAATAGCCGGAAACGTGGCCGGGAGCGCTGCCAATACTTTACAAGGGCGTTTATATCCTCTTGGGGCTGCATGGGTATGTTGTACAGCTTCAAGCCGTCCGGGGTCATGTAGTAGCCTTGACCATATCGGGGTAACAGTTCGCACCCGGTCAAGCCTAATATATTGCGGCTGTCCTGTGCGGAGCGGGTGCGCAAGGCTACCCGGCTATCAAAGTTTACTTTTATAGGCGTGGGTATCACAGTAGCAAGCGGGCATTGTGTAGCGGCTATAATATGCACGTTTGCCGCTCTGCCTATCTGTGCAAGGCGCTGTATAAGTGGCTGCACCTGGCGGCGGGCTGTGGTCATAAGGTCGGCCAATTCGTCAATGATGACATACAGCGCCCCGCCTGGGTACTTCTTGACCCTCTGGCGCTGCATGGCCTTGTATCTGCTTTCTGTTATCTCCATAGCCTTTTCTAAGGCTTCCACCATTTCCCCCGGTTCACTGGCATACATGAGCGTATGCGGGAGCGGCTTATAATCCACCAACTCAACCCGTTTAGGGTCAATCAAGATGAATTGCACGGCGGCGGGGCTGTCATACATGGCCGTATATACAAGACCGTTTATTACTACTGATTTACCGCTACCTGTTGCGCCTGCTATGAGCAAATGCGGCTGTTTGAGCATATCCCGGTACAGGCTGTAAACCTGTCCGGGCGGCGTTCTCCATTCTTTGTACATGGTGTATCCTCCTATGAAATAAGCCCCGGCAGGCCGTGAAGCTGTCCGGGGCTGTTGGTTAAAATTGCGGGGCTTCTGGGTCTGTTTCTCTCCATCCCGTAGGCTTATAGCCTACACCGTGCAAAAATGCACTATATACCATGTTTAGCACTTTAACCCGCTGTTGCTGGCTTCCTCCAATCCTGCTAAAGTCAATGCAGGTTTTGAAGCGTTCTTTTTCGTCATCGGTTAAACGTTCCCACGTCCAACTATTAACAATGACCGTATTAAAATAGTTATATACGGCGTTCTTGGTTTCGTCATTCATGGATAAACCCCCTTAAAAGTAAATGTAAAGCGCCGTTGTTCTGGCGGTAATGGCGTACAATGTGCCACTGTTGTGGCCTTTGAGCAATCCACCATTTAAGCCATACACACCCGAACTATAACCCACTTTATCAAGGTATCCTTCACGGGCTTCTAACTCATGGCGGGCGGTGTTGTCGTGGTTCGTAATGTCAACGGCTGCGCCGCTTCTTACAAGGGCTTTTATTTCCCGCTGTCCGTACTTGGTCATCATTTGCACCCCCTTACCAATTCACGATAAATTAAAGAGGTCAACAGGCTTTCGGCCTGGGCTTCACTGTACCGGGCTTTTTCTGCTGGGGTTTCTTCAAGAATTTCCCCCAGGTCATCAACGGCGCTACGGTTGTAATAATAGCAGGTATCCAGGATGGACGGCAGACCCGCCGCCCAGTCAATAAAGCGCTCCTGTTCGGTCATCCGACTATATGCGCCCTCTGCGGGCTTTTCGCTGCGGAATATCTCAAGGACAACGGCGGCGCACTCTGGAAAGGTGGCCGGGGTTTCAATCTCAAAATTGCACCCGTCAAAATGCTGCATAATGTACGCTTGCACGTTTTCCCGTGCTTTTCTGGTATTAGTTTTTAACATTGGTTACTACCTCCTATTTTGTGCAACTTGCCTTTTCTGCATTGGTGAAGCATTGAGCGCCTACGGCCTGCGCCGTGCTGCGGGTCTGCTTCTTGTTTACGGTATCATTATATCATGCTTGCATGATAATGTCAAGCATGAAATCATGTAAACATGATATTTTATGCAGGGCGGGCGGCGGTTTTCCTGGCCGACTTGCCCCGGCTGCGCCCGTCCTGGGCGCTGGCCGTGAAGCCGGGGACGTGACCCCCGGAGGGGGAAACGCACCCCGGCCAGGGCGGGCGGGTGACCCCCGAAAGTTCCGCAAAAATAAAAAAAAAAGTTTGGTTCATCCTTGGGTGGGTAGAGTAAAACTACATTTTCCCTATAACTTTTCTTAGAAGCGCTTCTTCTATAAGAAGTTATTGCAAAATATGAAAATGCTCTACCTGTCATCTTGAAAAATCCGTAAAATCTAAAAAGGCACTTGACAATAGCATGAAAGCGTGATATTATGCTTACATGAAATCCGAAAGGGAGGATATAACAATGCAGGCCAATGAAGTTGTCAAAGGGCTTATGAGCGATAAGAAAATCACCCAGGGTGAAATAACCAAACTCTTAGGTATGAAAAGTCAATCCGGCGTAAGTCAAGCCTTGAGCCGGGATATGAAGATTTCCATGCTTATCCGTTTTCTGGATTGCATGGACTGTGAACTGATTGTGCGGGATAAGGCTTCCGGCACGGAACACACCATCACTGACTAAGGAAGGAGCGGCGGCATGGCAGACGTTTTGACTCTGCTGGTCATCTGTGCAGCGGAACGGCTGTGGAAATCCATGCTGTTTTCCTGCAAGGTAGGCTGGGTGTTTATCAAATTTATGGCGTGGCTGACCATCGTGCCAGCCCTTGATATATTGCTGCTGGGGTTCTCCTTAGTAGCGTTCATCCTGGGCAAGCTGTTCAGGAAGCGAACACCGAAATTGAAACATACCCCACGGTGGGTGATTTACCCTACATGGGAATACTAAGGCGTGAAAGGTCACGGCCTTGTCCAATGGGACTGTCTAAGGGCAGTCCCTATTTTTATGGAGGTAGACTATGAATTACATTGTACTGAAAGGCCGGATTGAACAGGTTATCCAGTCCCGGCCTTTGGATATAGAAGCATACAATGACCTGTTCGCCCTGTGCAGAGAGTATGAGAAGATAGACTTTACCGTAGCGCATGAGTGGAACAGGAGTATGAGAACTCAGGTAGGGTACGGTCTGCGACTGGCCGTTGATAAGCCGGACTTCACTCTGGCAGAGCGGTTCAATGACCTGCTGTTCCGTTCCCTACTGTTTGACGCACCGCATTTCTTTGATGAATACTTGCAGGCCGTGGAGTTTGGTAAGCCTTTGGATAAGAAGTTCTACCAGCCCCGCCGTCACTATCTCAAGCGGTATGTGGACGCATACCAGGAAATCCTTGACGGAAAGCTGGACTTCCTCTCTATTTCCATGCCTAAGAGAGCGGGCAAGTCTCAGTTGGGTATCAACTTCACCAATATGCTGTCCGGCAAGTATCCTGACCGCTCTACCCTGATGGAGGGTACAGGTGATGACCTTGTTAAGTCTTTCTATCTGGGCTGTCTGGAATATCTGCAAACCCCCAGTGATTACCACTTTTATGACATTTTCCCGGAAAGCAAATTGGTACAGACCAATGCAGATACTAAAATCCTGAACCTGCTGCATAAGTCCCGTTTCCCTACGGTCATGTGCCGTTCCATTGACGCAAGACAGGTAGGTCTTTCCGAAGCAACCAATATGCTGTATCTGGATGACTGTGTGGAGGGTCGTGAAGAAGCAAAGAACAGACAGCGGCTTGACGATAAGTGGGAAGTCATTTCTGGTGATATTATCGGACGTGCCATTGAAGGAACACCCATTGTCATCTGCGGTACACGCTATTCTCTGTATGACCCTATTGGCCGCTTGCAGGAGGAAATGAAAAAGCAAGGTAAGCGTATGAAGGTTATCGAAACCCCGGCGCTTGACCTGGAAACTGACGAGAGTAATTTTGAGTATATCCGTGAGGGCAAGCGTATTTTTACCACAAAGTATTTCCGTGACCAGCGTGAAATGCTGTCTGCGGAGCAGTTTGAAAGTGAGTTTCAGCAGCAGCCTTTTGAAGCAAAGGGTCTGTTGTTCCCGGAAGCCAGCCTGAACAGATATTTTGAACTCCCAGTTGACCGTGACCCGGATAGTGTGATTGCAGTCTGCGATACTGCGGACACGGGTGCTGACTATTGCGCCATGCCTATTGCTGCGGTTTATGGTGATGAAGTCTACATTGTGGACGTGGTATTTGATGACTCTCCCCCAGAAGTAACGAAGCCGGAGTGTGCAAAGGCATTGATGGACAACGGGGTAGTTGCGGCTACCTTTGAAAGTAACAACGCTGGTTCCTACTTTGCCCGTGATGTGTCCCAGTTGTTGGAGGACAGGAAGTACAACTGCAATATCCGCACAAAGCGGACTATTAGTAACAAGCAAACCCGTATTGAGTTTGCGTCCGATACCATCATTAAGAAGTTCTACTTCAAAGACCCTTCTCTGTATGCCCGCAATTCCCAGTACGCAGAGTTTATGAAACAGGTGGTGACCTATACCCGTTCCGGCAAGGTTCCCCATGATGACGCTCCTGACTCTCTGTCCCTGCTGGAAAATGAACTCCGTGGTCTGGTAGGAGCGAAGGTTGAGATTATTCAGCGTCCGTTTTAATTATATTTACAAATTCTTCAATGGTTATACGCTCAACAATCTTGACAAAAGCATTGGAGAGTTGTATAATTACAGTAAGTGAAACTATGTCCGAAAGGAGGTGCGCCACGTGTCTACTATGCAGCTACATGGTCGGCGTATGATTAAGACCGATGAAAGCGAAGTGACCATTGATAACGTAGTGACCATTCTGCGTAAGGCGCTTCCTTTCCACTGGAAGAACCGTTCCGAAATCAACTATCTGTGGCACTACTACAAAGGCAGACAGCCCATTCTTAACCGGGTGAAGCTGGTGCGTCCTGAAATTGCCAATAAGATTGTTGAGAACCGTGCTGACGAGATTGTGTCCTTCAAGTCCGGCTACCTGATGGGTGAGCCTTTGCAGTATGTTACCCGTGGTAATGCGGAGAGTATTGCGGACGCTATCAACCAGCTTAATGAGTACGTGTTTGCAGAGGAAAAACCTGCAAAGGACAAGGAACTGGCTGACTGGTTCCATATCTGCGGAACGTCTTTCCGTATGGTTCTTCCTGATGAAGATGGAGAGGAAGATGACTCTCCCTTTGAAATCTACACTCTTGACCCACGCAACACCTTTGTGGTCTACCATAACGGTTTGGGCAACAAACCCGTGCTGGGTGTAAAGTACGTGATTGACGAAAAGGGCGTTATCACCTACTCCTGCTATTCTAAGTATGAGTATTTTGAGATTGTGGAGTCTAAGGTTGTGAAGTGCGAACCTCACATTTTGGGTGACATTCCCATTATCGAATACCCGCTGAACCTTGCCCGTATTGGAGCATTTGAACTGGTTGTCCCGCTGCTGGACGCTATCAACCTAACCGATAGCAACCGCATTGACGGCGTGGAACAGTTCATTCAGGCGCTTCTTCTGTTCCATAACGTAGATATTTCTTCCGATGACTACAAGAAACTGCGTGAGGAAGGTGCAATCAAGTTTAAGGATATTGACCCCCAGTTGAAAGCGGAAGTGGCTTACCTGACCAATTCCCTGAACCAGGGAGAAACCCAAACATTGGTTGACCATATGTACCAGACGGTATTGACTATCTGTGGTATGCCGAACCGCAATGGCGGTTCTTCCACCAGCGATACCGGGTCTGCGGTCATCATGCGTGATGGCTGGTCGGACGCAGAAGCACGGGCGAAGAACAGTGAACTGATGTTTAAGAAATCGGAACGGCGGTTCCTTAAACTGGTACTTAATATTTGCCGTACCCTGGTGGGAATGGATTTGAAGGTGCATAACATTGAAATCCGTTTTACCCGCCGTAACTACGAAAACATTCTGCAAAAGGCGCAGGTGCTTGACCTCCTGTTGAAGAACGGGAAGGTTCATCCCCGTCTGGCTTTTGAGCATTGCGGCCTGTTCGTAGACTCCGATTTGGCGTATGCGTTGAGCGCAGAGTATGTGGAGGAACAGGAAAAGAAAGCCCAGGAGTTGATTGAGAAACAAAACCAGATGAAGGGAGAGGATGGTAATGACCCCGGTAATAACGAAGGAAATGGTGGCGCAGATGGAAACCCTGCTGAAACACGGAAGCAGAGTGGAACTGCTGATTGAGCAGGGTAAAGTCACTATCGTGGAAATCAAGCGCAAGCTGAAAATGAAGGAAAATGAAAAGGTTTAACCCGGACAGTGGTTCGGGTAGTCCAATGGGACTGTGAGTGAAGTACGCTCATAGTCCCTTTTCTTTTTGAGGTAACCATGATGGATGAAGTTGCTTCCCGCTATCTTACAGCGCTTGACGAACTGAATTTGCTGACTTCCACCAGCTACTATCAAGCGGCGGGACAAGACCTGGCCGCACGTGTCAACCAGATTACGGATGACATTCTCTCTTTCCTGATAAATGCCTATACGAAGGGCATTGAAGGTGCAGCGCTCATGCTTGGGCATGAACTGGAAGTTGACGTTGACCAGATGGAGGACGCAATCTTCCTGGTGATTGACGGCAAGACCTATGCTGACCGTGTAGCAGACCACGTTCTGCAAAATGACCTTGACGGACTAAAGACCCTTGTGGAGTCCGAATTTCATAGAGTCTATAACGCTGCCGTCTATGACGGTGGTATGGATTATGTAGATAACGGAAGTTTTGGAGTCACAAAGACCTGGTTTACCATGAGAGATAACGATGTGAGGGATACTCACCGCTATCTGGAAAGCCAGTCTATTCCGCTTGAGGAAGAATTTTTCACCTATGATGGTGACCATGCGCCATACCCCGGACAGTTTACAAAAGCGGAAAACAATGTGAACTGCCGCTGTATCGTGCGACTGACAACTGATGAATAGCGGGGTAACCTGCTTGAAGTGGTGAGGGAACACCTATAAAACGCACACTCAAGACAAGAGGTTAAAACGGAAAACAGTGCGGAGTGAACCGCCACAATTAAACGCAAGGAGGACTTTGAAATGAGTTATTTGAGTGATTTGCTGGGTAAAGCCTACAAGGAAGGTATGACCGAAGATGAAATTTCCGCTGCCCTTGAAACCATCGGGCAGGGTAATGACGCAGAGGTAAACCGCCTGAAAGCTGCGCTGTCTAAGGCCAACTCCGAAGCTGCCGATTACAAGAAGCAGCTTAGAAGTAAGCAGTCCGATGACGAAGCTGCCGCTGCTGCCCAGAAGGAGGAACAGGACAGATTGGCAAAGGAAAACGCTGATTTGAAGCGCTCCATTGCCCTGACCGAAAGGAAGTCTAAACTTCTGGCTATGGGCTATGACGAAACCCTGGCTACTGAAACCGCTACCGCTATGGTTGACGGTGACATGGACAAGGTTCTGGCAAACCAGAACAAGTATCTGGAAGTCCAGAAGAAAGCTATCCAGGTTGACGCAATGCGCAAGACTCCCCGCCCTGCTGCGGGTGGTGACGGCACTGGCGGTGGCGTGGATTACGCTAAGAAGATTGCCGAAGCGCAGGCAAGCGGTAACCTGACCGCTGCTGCCTACTATACCCGTCTGCAAGCCCAGGAAGCGGCTAACCAGACGGATGACTAAACTACGAATTTGGAGGTAACTGACAATGGCTGATACTTTTGCAACCAGTTTTGGCGTACTGAACTATTCCGGTATGCTGTTCAACAAGGGTAATACCCGTACTCCGCTTTCTTCCATCATTGGTAGCAAGGCGAAAACCACGAACCATGTAGAGTTCGTTACTGGCCAGGAATACACCGCTGGCGGTGATGGTTCCCAGCCCGCAATTTCCGAAACTGCTTCCCTGACTGCCCCGGACGCTTCCGTGGTAACCCGTGAGCAGAAAACCAACGTGACCCAGATTTTCCAGGCTGCTGTGGGCATTTCCTACGCAAAGCAGTCCAACATGGGTACTCTGGCTGGTATCAATATTGAGAACCAGCAGGCCAACCCCATGAACGAACTGGACTTCCAGGTTGCGGCAAAAATCCAGCAGATTAACCGTGACATTGAGTACACCTTCATCAACGGTGTGTTCAACAAGGCCACTAAGGACTCCGAAGCCAACAAGACCCGTGGTCTGGTTCCTGCTATCACTTCCAACGTGAACGATATGGCGGGCAAGCCCCTGGGTCTGTGGGATATTGCCGATATGGTCAAGAAGATTTACGGCGCAAACGCTCCTACTGACGGCCTGTGCCTGTGGTGTGACGCTATCACCATGTTCCAGATTAACGCTGACGCTGTGCAGAATGGCCTGACCATCGTGCCTGCGTCCCGTGAAATCAACGGCATTGCGCTGTCCAGCGTGGTCACCCCTCTGGGTGTTGTCTACCTGTATCTGGGTGAGTGCCTGCCTGCTGGCACTGCGCTTCTCCTGAACCTGGACGTTATCGCTCCTGTCTACCAGCCTGTTCCCGGCAAGGGCAACTTCTTCCTGGAACCCCTGGCAAAGGTCGGTGCAGGTGAGAAGTACCAGCTTTTCGGCCAGATTGGTCTTGACCACGGCCCTGAATGGTATCACGGAAAGTTCACTGGCATTTCCACTGCCTTTGAGAAGCCTACTTACAGCCGTTCCGTCTACGTGGCTAACGCTGCGGAGTTCCCTGGTGCTGGTGCGTAAGTAAGGAAGGAGGGTGGACAACATGACTGACGCTGAAAAGCTGACTATGCTGAAAAGCATGACGGGTGAAACGGATAATGACGTGCTGTCTACCTACCTCACCCTGGCAAAGGGCGTGGTTCTCTCTAAAGCCTATCCGTATGGTACGGGGACAGAGGAAGTCCCTGCCCCCTACCATACTACCCAGGTTGAAATAGCCGCCTACCTGCTGAACAAGCGTGGTGCAGAAGGTGAAACGGCGCACAGTGAGAACGGAGTATCCCGCTCCTATGAGGATGGTGACATTCCTCCTACGCTGCTGCGGCGTATCACTCCGATGGCGGGGGTGATGACATGAAGCTGATGAAGCGAAATCTCACTTCCGTTCACTACTGCTTGTATAAAGAGCGGGTTGCCCTCAAGGACAAAGACGGCTATGAAACGGGTGAATATGGCGTGGGTTATGATAACCCCGTGAAAATGCAGTGTAGTGTATCCCCGGCAACGGGATATGCACAGGCACAAATGTTTGGCAATTTTGAGTCCTACGACAAGGTTCTTATTACGGATGATATGAGTTGTCCCATTGACGAAAACACGGTCTTGTTCATCGACAAGGAGCCGGAGTTTGATGACAACGGGAAACCGATATTCGACTACACGGTGCGCCGGGTGGCGAAGTCCCTTAACTCTATCTCCTACGCAGTAAGTAAGGTGAAAGTATCGTGAAGAAACGGGTAATTAAAGTATCACTCAATGAGAAAAGCATTGACAGGGCAATCAAGGAACTCAACGACTACAAGAAGTGGTTGCAGGATAAAACCAGAGAGTTTTTGAAAGCCCTTGCTGATGAAGGTGTGCAGATTGCCAATGCGAAGTTTGCCCAGGCTGTCTATGACGGCACAAATGACGTTACCTGTTCCGTTGAGGAACGGGGTGACGGCAAGGTGGCAGTGGTAGCAGTTGGCGGTGCAACCCTGTTCATTGAGTTCGGTACTGGCGTAAAGTACCCGGACAATCACCCGGAAGCTGGCGAACACGGCATGGTACGTGGCGGCTATGGTTACCACCTTGGCCGATTGGAAAATGGTTGGCGTTACACAGGTAACCCCGGAAGCAATGGTGAGGTTATCACGGAAGGAAAACACGCCGGAGAAGTTCATACCTACGGTAACCCAGCCAATATGTGTATGTACTTGACTGTGAGAGAGTTGCAGGACAAATTTGAGGAAATAGCAAGGAGGGTCTACGTATGACGGATTGCGAAAACGAAGTTTATACCCGGATTGCAACAGTCCTGCGTGAGAGGTTCCCCGGTATCAATCTTGCCGGAGAATATGTAAAAGCCCCGTCCGGCTTTCCTCACGTGAGTATCACGCAAAGTGATAACTCCGTTGTGACCGAAAGAATGACCGGGAGCGCTGAAATGGCGCAGGTCATGTTTGAAGTAAATGTGTACTCCAATAAGACGGAGGGTAAGAAAACAGAGTGCAAGGAGATTATGAAGGTCATTGATGAAGTGCTTTTCAAGATGAACTTCAAGCGAATTGCCATGACTCCCGTTCCGAATATGGAGGACGCAAGCATTTATCGGATGGTAGCCCGATACCGGGTTATGACCGATGGACGATATTTTTATAGGAGGTAACGACAATGGCTACAAGCACTTATATGACTTTCCTCATGCACCAGAAAACCCCCGCTACGGAAGGAACCGAAGCGGTGTGGGAAAAGCTGATTGACATTACGGAGTTCCCTGACCTGGGTACTGACCCTGAAATGCTGGAAACTACCACTCTGTCTGACCGTATGCAGACCTTCATCATGGGTATTCAGGGCAACGAAGCCATGACCTTCAACACTAACTACGAAAAGGCCGGGTTCAGCGCACTCAAGGCGCTGCGCAATAAGGTTGAGCAGTACGGTGTTTGGTTCGGCGGCACGGAGAATGATGACGGTACTGTCACTCCTACTGGTGACGAGGGCAAGTTTAACTTCCCCGGCCAGCTTAATGTTCGTGTCACTGGCGGTGGCGTGAACGAAGTTCGTGGCATGGCAATCACCATTGCCCCTACTGGTGTTATTGTTGAGGAATAACACCCTGACACACAATTTCAAGAATTGGAGGAAATAAGCAATGGCAAAGCAGATTATCTTTACTTACGAAGGTAAGGACTACACGCTGGAATATACCCGGCGTACTATCAAGCAGATGGAGGACGAAGGGTTTGTCGCAAGAAACATTGATGACCGTCCTATGACCCTTCTCCCTGCCCTTTTTGCAGGCGCTTTCAAAGCGCACCACCGTTTCGTCAAGCAGGATGTGATTGAGGAAATCTACTCTCACCTGCCTAACAAGGACAAGCTGATTGAGAAGTTGGCAGAAATGTACAACGAACCCATTCAGTCCCTTATGGAGGAGCCGGAGGACGCTGCAAAAAACGTGGATTGGATGGCAAGCTGGTAACGGACTTGCCGTCTGGAAAATCTGGGGACGGCGGCACAGGCCGTCCGTCCCCTCTTTTGCGTTACGGTGACAAATTTGAAGAACTGTGCAGTTACTACATGAGCCTGGGCATGACCTATCACGAATACTGGGATGGGGACGCTGCTATGGTCAAGTATTTCAGGGAAGCGGACGAACTAAAACGGGAGCGCCGTAACTCCGAAATGTGGCTGCAAGCCGCCTACTTCTATGAAGCACTGTTGGACGCTTCCCCTGTCTTTAACCCTTTGAGCAAGAAAAACAAGCCGTTCCCGTTCCGTTCCGAACCTATACCTATTACCACTTCTGGTAGTAAGCAGCAGGAGGAACGAAGCAAGAAGAAGCGGCTTGAGAATGGCAAGGAAGCTATGCGGGCTATGATGGCGGCTATCAACTCCCGTTTCAAAGACAAGAAGAAAGGAGGGGAAGGTGAACAATGAGCATTGAAATGGAAGGCTTAGAGTTTCAAATTGAAACGAAAGCCGAAGAAGGAGTCAAGGGCGTAGACGCTTTAACGGCAAGCCTGGGCAAGTTGAAAGCCGCCACGAAGGGCGGTTTGGGTCTGGGTTCTTCCGTCAAGCAGTTGGAAAAACTGAATAAGGCGTTAAGTGGGTTCCATACCGAAAAATTGGAAAGCCTGGGCAGAGCCTTGGAGTCTGTGAGCAAACTGGGAGAAGTTAAAATTTCTGGCAGTATTGCAAAACAGCTTGGCGGTATCGCTGATGTGATGGACAGGATTACCCTGGCTGACATTGAGCGGCTTGAGGATATGGGAAAAGCCCTGCGTGACCTGGGTGATTTGAGTAACATCAAAATCCCGAAGGTGACCGTGCCTAAGAATGGCGTGGTTCCGGGGGCTACCTCTACGACTCCTGGTACTATTCCTGTAAGTCCCGCTACCAGCGGTGTTGAGCAGGTTGCACCCGGAGTGCAGCAGGCAGGACAGGCCGTGGAGCAGGTGACCGCAAAGACCAATGTTCTCAAGCGGGTTTTGAGCGGTATCGGCGGTGTATTCAGTAAGGGCTTCTCTCTTGGTACTGGCGCACTTCATAAGCTGGGTAATGCCTTGACAAAGGTGAAGGAAGCCGGACTGAAAGCAAAGGACGCTCTTGGCCGTATCAAAGACCAGTTGGGTTCTGCCTTGGCTGCGAAAGTCAAACAAAACACTTCCGGTTTAGGCAAGATGTTTAGTAGCCTGAAACGTATTGCCATGTATCGTGCAATCCGTTTCGCCTTGAGTGCGCTGACTAAGGCGCTGAAAGAAGGTATTAACAACCTCTATCAGTATAGCAATCTCATGGGCGGTACTTTCGCACAGAGCATGGACAGACTGGCTACAAGTTCTTCCTACCTCAAGAATAGTCTGGGCGCTATGGCTGCGCCTATCATCAACGCACTTGCCCCGGCAATCGACTTTGTTATTGATAAGGTGGTTGCCCTCCTGAACGTCATCAATATGCTGTTCGCCCGGTTGTCCGGCGCTTCCACCTTTACGGCTGCGAAGAAGAACGCAAAATCCTATGGTGACTCTTTGGCAAGTGCTGGCGGTTCCGCTGCAAAGGCTGCAAAGGAAATCCGTGACGCTACCACGGGCATTGATGAATTGAACATCATCATGCAAAAGGATGATACCAGCGGTGGCGGCGGTGGCGGCGGTGCAGACTACGGTTCCATGTTTGAGGAACTTCCCATTGACAATAGCGTAAGTGAGTTTGCTGATAAGCTGAAACAGGCTTTCGATAACTCCGACTGGAAAACCCTGGGTACACTGATTGGCAGTAAGGTAAATGAGGTCATTGACAGCATTGACTACGCTGCCGTGGGTAGCAAACTGGGCTGGGGTATCAACGGAGCGGTACAGACCGCCTACTACTTCCTCAAGGAGGTAGACTTCCACAAACTGGGCGCAAACGTGGCAACCATGCTGAACAGTGCGCTTGAGCAAGTGGATACGTCCTTCATTGGCCGGGTCATCGTGCGGTGGTTCACATTGAAGTTTGATTTCATCCTGGGCGCACTGGGAGAAATCGACTGGGGACAGCTTGCACGAAAGGTAAGTGACTGTATCAAGGGAGCCTTTGATGAAGCTACTGAATGGCTGAACGGCTACGACTGGTCGGAAATGGGAACCAACCTCTGGGAAAACATTAAGACCACGGTATCCAACATCGACTGGGCAGGTATCGCAACCTCTATCTTCACATTCCTTGGCACGGCTATTCGTTCCGCAGTACAGTTCCTTGGCGGCTTCTTTGGAAACATCGGTGCTGACATTAAGACCTGGTGGGACAACGAGATTGCCGGAGAGGATTGGAAGCAGACGGGTTTGAACCTGCTGAAATTCATCGGTGAAGGACTGGCCGATATTGGCAACTGGTGTATGACCAACATTATTGACCCGTTCTGCAATGCCCTTCTGGGTGAAGAAAAGTGGGCTTCCATCAAGCAGGCCGGAGCCGATATGTGGGCAGGCTTCACAAAGGGACTTACGGAGTTCTTTGCAGACCCCGGTGGCTGGATTAAAACCAACATCGTTGACCCCTTTGTTCAGTGGTTCAAAGACTTGTTCGGTATTCACTCTCCGTCTACCGTGATGGAGGAAATTGGCGTTTTCATCATGGAAGGTCTGCTGGGTGGTATCCTCAAGCCGTTTAAGGCTATTGGCACCTGGATTAAGACCAATATCCTTGACCCGCTCATGGAAGCCTTTGAGGACGTTGACCTGGTTGAGTTTGCCGTAGGCGTGAAGAACACCGCCGCAGAGTGGTGGTCTAACGTCTGTACTTGGTGGGACAACAAGGTTGGTGCAGTTCAGTCCTTCACTACCAACGTGAAGAACCACGCCACTACTTGGTGGAACAACACTAAGACCTGGTGGTCTGGCAAGGTAGGCAAGGTGAAAGAGTTCACCACGTCCGTAACGAACCAGGCGGCTGACTGGTGGAGCAAGGTCAATACATGGTGGAACGGTAAAGTAGGTGCTGTCAAACAGTTTACTACTACAGTGACCAACCAGGCTTCTACTTGGTGGTCTAACGTCAAGACCTGGTGGTCTGGCAAAGTTGGCGCTGTACAGAATTTCACCACAAATGTTGCGAACCAGTCTACGACTTGGTGGAACAACACTAAGACGTGGTGGAGCGGAAAGGTCGGCGCTGTGAAGGAGTTTACAACCACGGTTACCAACCAGTCCAGCGTATGGTGGAACAATGTCAAGACCTGGTGGTCTGGCAAGGTCGGAGCCGTGCAGCAGTTCACCACTTCCGTGAAGAATGAGTCCACTACTTGGTGGAACAACGTGAAAACTTGGTGGAGCGGAAAGGTTGGTGCAGTCCAGCAGTTCACTACCAGTTTGAAGAACGACTCCTTTACGTGGTGGAGTAATTGTAAGTCCTGGTGGTCTGGCAAGGTCGGCGCAGTTCAGTCCTTCACTACCAGCGTTGTGAACCAGGCTTCTACTTGGTGGTCTAACGTCAAGACCTGGTGGTCTGGTGTGGTAGGTAACCTCTCTGTGAAGGTTGCCGTACAAAATCAGGCTTCTACTTGGTGGTCTAACGTCAAGACCTGGTGGAGTAATGCAGTGGGTACGCTGTGGACTACGCTGGGTATCAAGACTCCGAAAGTGTCTGTCAAATGGAGTACCGTAACAGTGTTCGGTAAGGATTATTCCTACCCGTCCGGCTTTAACCTGACGTGGAACGCAAAGGGCGGTATTCTGGATGGCGCACAGATTTTCGGTATGCTGGGTAACTCTTTCTTGGGTGGTGGCGAAGCCGGAAAGGAAGCGGTGCTTCCTCTGGAACGTCACACTGAATGGATGGATACCCTTGCCGAAAAGGTACGAAGTGGTCTGCCGGATGAACCTGATGACTCCCCTGGCTACGCTGGGTTCAAGAGGGCTATGGCCGATTTCTACACGGAGTACGTACAGGGAACCATGACCCAGATGGCTGATGACATGAACAGGCAGGCCAACAAGAAGGAACAGACTACTGTGCAGATTGGCAATCGCACTATTACGGACGCTGTACAAACCCAGCGTGACGCAAACGGTTACAGCTTTACTTAAAGGGAGGGGAACAAAATGGCATATTTGGCAATCAACGGTTATGAACTCCCCTCCCCTAAGAGGGGCGTAGAACCTATCGTCACTACCCTGGTTGACGCAGGACGTGACGCAAATGGTACGGTTGTCGGCCAGCGCATTGGTCGTGACCAGTACAAACTTAACAACCTGGAATGGCCGTGGCTGACCGCAGAGGAATGGAGCAACATTCTATCCATCCTTTCCCATTTCTTTGTGTATGTCACGTTTCCAGACCCCGTAACCAATAAACTTATCACCATTAAGATGTACTGCGGTGACCGTACCGCTGAACCCTACTACGTAGATGACAGCGGTATGCCTACTCATTACCGCAACTGCCGGGTGAACCTGATTGACGTAGGAGAGTGAGGATTATGTACAAAGTATCGGATGAATACAAAGCCAGTATGAAATCCTCTCTCCGTGAGAGAGCGTACATTATGCTTTCTTTCGGCCTGGTCAATCAGGAAGCCCAGGCAAGGGCAAGAATTGAGGATGGCAACTTCACCAGGTACACCAACACGGCAAACCTCTTTGGTAAGAAAACAGATGATACCATCTACGCTACGTTGGAGGAAAACTTCACGAAGGTTGACGGTTCCATGTTCTTTTTGCCCAGAGGTACAGCCGTGGGCGGGTACTACGATACTGGCCTGGTGAGCAATAACCTTATCTCCGATGGTACGTTTTCCCTGACCATCAACCTGAACATTCTCCCTACGGATTTCCGTGGTATCACAATCAACTTTGGTGAGAACTACCCGGTTGACTTTGACATTGTGAGTGATGGAGGACGGACGGTAGAGTTCCGGGACAACACCAGTTCGGAGTTTACAACGGAGGAAGTGTTTGAGGATACCTCTAAGCTGACCTTGGTGTTCTATAAGATGAAGAACCTCAAGAGCCGCCTGCGTATCTACTCTATCCGTTTCGGCTACGGTCTTGTGTACTACAACGACTCTGTAATGAGTTCCAGTTTGAACAGTTACGTATCCCCCATTGGTGCGGATATTCCCCAGATTGACTTCACGGTCACACTCAAGAACTACGACAAATACTTCAACGTGGATAATCCCAGTTCCGCTATCAACTTTCTGGAAACGGGACAGGAAATGGATATTTACTACGGGTATCAGTTGCCGGAGAGCGGGGAAATCGAATGGATTAAGGGTAACCACCTTCTGTGTTCCGAATGGGAGAGTGATGATTACACCGCCACAATCCGCTGCCAGGACGTGTTCAGGAGCATGGACACAGAGTTTTACAAGGGTATGTACAATGCCCAGGGCAGAAGCTACTTTGACCTTGCTGTGGAAATCATGCAGGCCGCAGGCCAGACGGAGTATTACATTGACCCCCGACTGAAACACCTTTATAGCAAGAACCCTATTCCCCGTGTGAAGTGCAAGGAAGCGCTGCAAATTATAGCCAACGCCTGCCGCTGTGTTCTTTCCCAGTCCAGGGATGGTCTTATCCAGATTAAGTCCAACTTTAACCCTCTGGCAACTGTGAGTTCCAACGGCGAAACCCCGTACTCCACGGTGGGAAGTATTATGACCAACGACACGAAGGACGAGTATGGCAGTTTTGCCCAGGGATATACCGTGGTGGATGGAGGTATGCACTTTCTTCCCCGTAACCTTGGCAATAGCAAACTGAACACGGGCTACGTGTCCAGTGCCCAGTCCGGCGCAGACGGTAAGTTTGCCGTCAACCCTGTGCTGACCATCACCCAGGAAGCTATCTGTATGTACTACGGTATCAAGCTGGTGTTCGGCCATGCACTCCCTTCCGGCATTGTGGTAAGAACCTACAATACTGGGAACCTGGTGGAGGAATACACGGTAACCGACACCATTCAAAAGGATATGGTTATCCTCCACAACTTTGATGACTTTGACACCATGCAGATTGAGTTCACGGGAACAGCCAACCCTTATAACCGCATTGTGGTTAACCACTTTGCTTTCGGTGACGTAACCAACTTCACTATGACGAAGGGTGACATGACTTCTTCTCCGAAAGCAATCAAGCAGGAGTTGGTCAAAGAGGTTATTGTACCGTGTTACAGTTACCAGACTGGCAACCCGGAAGAAAGCCTTGTGAGTGAGGAAGTGACCGTGGCCGCAGGTGAGGAAATCACCTTCTACATGGGCGCTGCGTCTTATGGCTACCGTGCTACCCTCAATGAGGGTACAACAGGTGTGACCATCATTGCCCAGGGTAATTTCTACGTGACGGCGAAGTTCGCCACGGCGGGAACCCACCAATTTGAGGTATGGGGTTACAGATACAAAATCGTAGAGCGTTATGCTACCGTCACGCTGCGGAACCGTGGCAAGACGGTGAAATGGTCTAACCCTCTTATCTCCGATATGACTATGGCACAAGACCTTGCTAACTGGATTGCGGATTATTATTCCGCAGGCATTGAGTATGAGTACACTACCCGTGGTAACCCGGAGATTGACGTAAACGATATTGTGTACCAGGAAAATGAGTTCAGGGAGAATATGAAGGTGACGATTTACCGGGCAACGCTCAACTTCAACCAGTCTTTTTCTGGAAAAATTACCGCCCGGAGATTGGAGGATTAGTATGTGGCAGACCCCTAAGACAGACTGGCATGGCGGTGTAAACGCTAACGGCCAGTATGAAGGTGACAGGTTTAATGCTACCGACTTCAACCGTATCAAAAATAACCTTGCCCACCTGCGGGATATGGCTGTGGAACTGTACGACTCCTTCACCATCGTATCCTTGGGCGCAGACCGCACCCCTGCGGATTACTTCTATGCTGATGAAATCAATCAACTGGAAGCCAACCTTGTGACAATCAATTCCAATACACTCAAGCGGGCATACGGTAAAGCCCCTACCTATATTGAGAACGGCAACACAATGGACTTTGCCGAACTGAACCGACTGGAAGGTGCAATCCTTGACCTTTATGACCGCTTGAGCAATCAAACTAACGGAAGGAGAATGTTCACATGGAACTTTGGTATGAAAGGAGGGGGACTCTAAATGGCATGGCAAATGCTTCCCACTAACTACACGGACGCTGTGTGGGCGGGACTGAAACGATATACCGAAATCACTAATGAGGACGGTACGGTATCCTTTCAGGACGTAACCCAGTATAGCAACCGGGACAATTCCTTTTTCGGGGCAAGTGACGCAAACCGCATGAACGAAGCCCTGAACACCATCATGTCTATGGTGGAAAACGGCACGAACCTGTACACCGATTTCCAGAATTACTTTACCGTTCAAAAGGCTGCTTTTAAGTCCGAAGCAGACTCCATCAACGCAGACTTTGAAGCCTACGTTGCTGACCTGAAAACGGAAGGTGACGCTGCAATCGAAACCATCAAGACCGACTATAAGACGGAGATTGAAACCTTTGAGGACACCCAGGAAAAGGTGTTCAACACCTGGTTTGAACTGGTGAAGGGACAACTCTCTGGTGATGTGGCGGGAAACCTGCAAAACCAGATTACCGTCAACACGGAGCGTATCTTGCTTCTGGAAGGTATGTGCCTGACCAATAGCTTCATTGCGCCGCTTGCCACGGACGATGATGAACTCACGGTCATTACCGATGACCTGGGTAATGTTATTCTGGCAGACTGGAAATACAAGGAGGTATAAGAAAATGGCAAACCTGACCATTGAAAATGCAAAGAAGATGGCTGACCTCACGGCGTTGCAGGCCGTGGCCGACTCCGATATGCTGTTCATCCATGACGGCAACGGACTCAAGAAGGTATCTGCCGGGGCGCTCAAGAAGGACTTGGCTGACCTGATTACCGCCCACAAAACTATTCTGGACAAGGTGACCGCAAGCGGCGCTGGCGCTCATAACTCTATCTACCGTGGTATCAATCTGGGTACTTCCGTTACTGCTGCGCAGTTTGCGGCAATCAAGGCCGGAACCTTTGATGATATGTACATCGGTGACTACTGGGTTATCGGTGGTGTTACCTACCGTATCGCTGCGTTTGACTACTACCTGCGGGCGGGTGACACGGATATGACCACTCACCACGTCACTCTGGTTCCTGACGCAAATATGTACACCCACGTGATGAATGATACCAATGTCACCACTGGCGGCTACGTGGGCAGTAAGATGTACACGGAGGGTCTTGAGCAGGCTAAGACCACCATCAATACGGCGTTTGGTTCTGCCCATGTGCTGACTCACAGACAGTACCTTTGCAACGCTGTAACCAACGGTAAGCCCTCTGGCGGTTCCTGGTATGACTCTACCGTGGAACTGATGACCGAACAGAACTGCTACGGCGGTAAGGTGTTCGGTGCAGGTAACGATGGTTCTACCGTCCCTTCCCTGTACACCGTGGATAAGAGCCAGTTCCCGTTGTTCGCTTTCCGGCCTGACATGATTTCCAACCGAAATTGGTTCTGGCTGCGTGACGTGGTATCCGCTGCCAATTTTGCCTATGTCAACAACAACGGCCTTGCGAACTGCCTCAGCGCTTCCGGCGCTGGCGGTGTGCGTCCCGCTTTCTCTATTATCGGTTAATCGGAAATCCCCACCCCTTAATGGGGTGGGGTAAAGGAGAACAACTATGTCTGTATTGAAGAACAAACGTAAAGCGTCCCAGTTTGAGGTATTTCACCACCTGTACAAGGTACGCAAAGATATAACCGAATTGCTTCTGCGTGACTTTGGTTACAGTTACGAAAAGGCCGAAAAGCGCCTGATGAAGCACTTTGGCGGTAGGAAGTATCCTGAACTGTCCGAAGCAGAGCGGGAGCGTTATGACCGACTGAAATTGAAGTGGGAAGCCTTTGACGATTGGTTCATCTATGACGAAAGACAGGTCATTGTAGATTGTCTGCGGGAAATCACAAAAGAGGTTTTCATTGCAAACAGTATCTACCCTACCTGCATGGAAGAACTCATTCAGCGAAGGATACACCAGGACGAAGCCATAGGCCAGTGCTACCGCCTTGCACAGGAATTGCAGTATGCTATCGAAACCCTACCCGTTGATGTGAACACCTATTTGCAGTTTGGTGAAGCAATACAGACGGAAATCAACCTGATTAAGGGTTGGAGAAAAGCAGACAACAAATTCAAGACCGGGGCAATCTCTACTTCCGCTGCCAATTTTGCCAATGTCAACAACAACGGCAATGCGAACTACAACAACGCTTCCAACGCTAACGGTGTGCGTCCCGATTTCAATTCCGCAGTTAAATAGCCATTTGAGCGGTCTGCGGGTAGAGAAAGGAGAGATTGTCCCTCCACTATGGTAAATACTAAACACGACACCCACTCTTACGAGAGTACCAGTAATGGTGAAAGAGGTTATCAGCGTGAGATATTTGACGGAAATGTACTCTATGAGAGTTTTCTAAGAGCCAAACAGGGCAGTGATTGGAAACCGCAGGTACAGCGGTTTGAAATGAACCTTCTGTTTGAACTGTCTGGCTTGCAGCAGGAACACTTGACAGGTAACCCTATCTTTCAGCCCTCTACGGAGTTCACCTTGCATGAAAGAGGGAAAGTACGCAGGATTACAGGCGAACAGATACATGACCGGGTGGCAAAGCATGGATTGTGTGATGAAGTGCTGACCCCAGCGGTGAGGAAGTACCTTATTTACGATAATAGCGCAAGCATTAAAGGAAAAGGTATAGACTTTGCCCGGAAGCGTCTGGTAACTCACCTGCGCAGGTATTACCGTCAACATGGTTCCAATGATGGGTATATCCTGCTGATAGACTTTTCTAAATACTACGACAATATCAGGCACGATGACCTGATGGCGCAGTTTGAAAAGTATGTCCATGACGAGAGGGCGTTGAACTTCCTACGTGCGGTGATTGACCGTTCTAAGGTCGATGTATCCTACATGACGGATGAAGAATACGCCGGGTGCATGGACAGGGTGTTCAACTCCCTGGAATATCAGGATGTGGACAGGAGCCTGCTGACTGGTGAGAAGTTCATGTATAAGCACTTGAACATCGGTGACCAGGTAGCGCAGGTTGCTGGGATAATCTATCCTATACCGATTGACAACTATGTCAAAATCGTCAAGGGCGTAAAGTTCTATGGACGGTACATGGATGACTCCTATGCTATCCATGAGGACAAAGAGTTCCTTGAAGAACTACTGCAAGGCATTATCGCCATTGCAAACGAACTGGGTATCACAGTAAATACCCGCAAAACCCGTATCTGCAAGCTGTCCAGCTTGTGGCGGTTCCTTCAAGTGCAATATGCCCTGACCGACACTGGCCGGGTCATACAGAAAATCAACCCTAAGAGGTTGACGAACATGAGAAGGAAAATGAAGAAGTTGGTTCATATCCTCACCGAAAAGGAGTTTGACGATTGGTACGGTTCGTGGTTCCGCAATCACTACCGTATTATGAGCAAACAACAGCGGGAGAACATGGACACGCTTTATATCAACCTAAAGAAGGAGGTCTACCACAATGTACACTATCACCCTGAACAACGGTACAAAGCTGGAAAACCTGGAACTGAACGGCAATAACTACATTGCCGAAGGGGTCATTAAGGACTCCGTATTTCAGGACAACCTTGCTTCCGTAACTATCACGGATGGCAAGACCACTGAAACCTACACGGATATGGTACTTATCAGTAACCGTGTGGATGGTGGCCGCTCCTGGTTTATCCTGGGCGTAAAGTCCGAAAAGGAGAAGCAGGAGGAAGCAACCGCCCGCAGGATTGCGGAGTTGGAGCAGGCCATGACCGTATTGCTGACTGGAAAGGAGGAATAAACTATGAGCGGAATGACTCAAGCAGCACTGGAAATGCGTAAAGCCTTGCAGTTCTTTGTAGGGACTATGGACGCTGACACCCAGCTTGACATGATGTTGGAAATCCCTTCTGTATTTCCCGCCTACGCTGTGGGCGTGGTTTACAAGGAGAAGGACGTGTTCTCCTATGGCGTGAACGCCGTGGGTGACCCCCAGCTTTATCAGGTCTTGCAGGAACATACCAGTGCGGAACAGTGGACACCCGACACTGCTACCAGCCTGTATAAGGCCGTAGGCGTGACAGAGGATGGATACCCTGAATGGGTTCAGCCCCTGGGTTCCACTGACGCATACGAAACTGGCGATATTGTAAGCTACAATGGCAAGCTGTATCGCTCCACCATTGACGGAAACGTGTGGAGTCCCGAAGCCTACCCTGCTGGGTGGGAGGAATACCAGGCGTAAGGTCGCACGACAGAAAAGGAGAACTACACAATGCAGATTGATGTTCCTATTCTCATTTCTTTTCTGTCCCTGTGTGTAGCCGGAGCCGTGGGCATTGCTGGCCTGCGGCGCAACAAGGCCACGGATGACAGGAAAGAAGCGTCCGAAATGACCACCCTCATTGTAAAGTTGGAGAATATCAATAACGGCGTAAATGAGATTAAGTCCGATATGCGCAACATGAGAAACGATATTCAGGACTTGAGGGACAGGCTGATTATTGTGGAGCAGTCTACGAGGTCTGCGCACCACCGCCTTGACGGTCTGGACGGCACTCACGTTGTACCGCCCGTATAACAACTACACATTTACCGGGGACAAAGGTTCCCGGAAGTCCAATGGGGCTATGAGCGCTACGGCGCTTGTAGCCCCTTCTATTTTAAGGAGGTAACTACCATGACTAACATTAACTGGACTGTTCGTATCAAGAACAAGAATTTCTGGATTGCCATTATCCCCGCCGTCATCCTTCTGGTACAGGTGGTGGCCGCAGTGTTCGGCTTCACTCTTGACCTGGGTGACCTGGGTAACAAGCTGCTTGACGTGGTGAACGCCGTGTTCGCTGTGCTGGCTATCTTGGGTATCGTCACTGACCCTACTACTGCGGGTATCTCCGACTCTAAGCAGGCCATGACCTATATTTCCCCGAAGGAGGACTAAGCTATGAGTAACAGCCCACTGGTAACTTATACCAGAATTACGAAGAACAAGACCAGCCCCCGCAACCAGAAGATTGACACCATTACTATTCATTGCATTGTCGGCCAGTGGACTGCGAAGCAGGGCTGTGACTACTTTGCCACTACGGACAGACAGTGTTCTGCCAATTACGTAGTGGGCAAGGATGGTTCCATTGGTCTGTCCGTGGAAGAAAAAGACCGTTCCTGGTGTACTTCTTCCCGTGCCAATGACAGCAGGGCTATTACCATTGAGGTAGCCAGCGATACCAAACACCCTTATGCGGTGACTGACCAGGCGTATGAAGCCCTGATTGCACTGGTGGCTGACATTTGCCAGCGCAACGGTATCAAGCGTCTGCTGTGGAAAGCGGACAAGTCCCTTATCGGCAAGGTTGACCAGCAGAACATGACCGTTCACCGTTGGTTTGCAAACAAGGCTTGCCCCGGTGAATACCTGTATTCCCGTCACGGTGAGATTGCGGAGAGAGTCAACGCTATTCTGGCCGCTGCGGAACAGCCTGAAACCCCGGAGGTTGTTACTCCTTCCGCTCCTGTGGAGTCTGTGGACAACCCGTCCACTATCTGGAACTTCTTCAAGGGTAAGGGGCTGAATGATTACGCTGTGGCGGGTATCATGGCGAACATCTACGCAGAGTCCGGCTTCAAGCCCACAAACCTGCAAAACACCTATGAGAAGAAGTTGGGCTACACCGATGACGGCTACACTGCTGCCGTAGACAGTGGAGCCTACACCAACTTCATCAAGGACAGTGCAGGCTATGGTCTGGCACAGTGGACGTATTGGAGCCGCAAGGAAGCCCTTCTGGAATATGCCCGTTCTGTGGGTAAGTCCATCGGTGACCTGGGTATGCAGCTTGACTTTATGTGGAAGGAAATGCAGAACTACAAGTCCCTGATGACCACTCTCAACGGCGCTACTTCTGTGGCCGAAGCGTCCAACGCTGTGATGACCCAGTATGAGCGTCCTGCTGACCAGAGCGAAGCGGCGCAGGCTAAACGTGCAGGTTACGGCAAGACTTACTATGACAAGTATGCCAATGCCACTGTGACCCCGGAGAAGCCTGCTACGGACGGCCTGTACCGTGTACAGGTTGGTGCATACTCCAAACTGGATAATGCCCGCAATCAGCTTGCAGCTATCCAGGGCAAGGGTTTTGAAGCACTGGTTAAGAAGATTGGCAATCTGTATAAGGTGCAGACTGGCGCTTACAGTGTTAAGGCCAATGCGGAAGCCCAGCTTGCCCGTATCAAGGCCGCAGGTTTTGAGGACGCTTATATCACTACGGAGAGCGGCGGTACTGTGGTTGCCACTGATACTGTGCAGGAGCCTAACTACGTCACCTACAAGGTGAAGCGTGGTGACTCTCTGTGGAGTATCGCAAAGGCCAACCTGGGTAACGGTAGCCGCTGGCCGGAGATTAAGACCCTGAATAACCTGACCAGTAACACCATCTACGCAGGCCAGACCCTTAAACTTCCTGATTGATGTTCCGGCGCTTCATGCAGCACGTAGTTGTGTGATATAGCAGGGTTCC